GTAGCTCGTCTATGAGCGTCTTTGATTGGATCAACTCCATCATAGTCGAGGATAGGTGCCCACTTTTCCTGCAAATGTTCTGTGTTATACATTTGCATTTTGAAATTTACCTCTTACGGTTTATTGTTTGAATAAATGTTAAATTCACTTTTTCGCAGCTCTGGATAGAACATCCAAATAGGCTTGCATTCTAGGAGCAACCTCTTCTGAGATTACTTCTTCCGTTGAAACCTCTTCTGATAAGTTCTCAGAGGTGCTCTTTGGAGCACTAGTTTTACTTGGGAAATAAGATTCCTTTAAAGTAACTAGTTTCTCACGATAGTCTGTATCACTTTCAAACTCAACATTTTCGGCAAGAGAAGCGAGTTTTTCCTTCTGAGTGTCTGCAAGACCTTCAGCTACAGCAGCGAAAACGCCATCTGCATTGGATTCTGCCAATCTACGATTTAGAGCAACATTGCGATCTATTTGCTCATTGAGTTTTGATTCCATTTCATCAAGTTTATCTACCATGCTATTAAGTACATCGTATTTGTCTTCAGGGATAGTTACATAATGTTCTTCAAATAGTGACTTCATACCTTCTAAGAAGGATTCAGTCATTTCTGTTTTGAGTCCTGCTTCCACTTGGAGCTGGTTCTCTTGCATCCACTCGTCAGCAACATACTCAAGGTATCCATCAACTCTTTCAGTTAATCCTTCCTTGATTTTGTCTAACTCTTCAACGAGAGCAGTAGCATAAGACTCTTGTAATTCTTCTTTGATTTCTGCAACTTTAGTTTTGATTGCAGCTTCAAAAATTGTCTTTGCTTTATTTTGGAACTCTTCGGAAAGTTCTTCACCTTCAAGAAGTGCTGCAACGTCTGCTTCGACATCATAGGTCTCTTCTTCTTCGATGACTTCTTCCTCAGAAGTTTCTCCTTCAGCAACAACCTCTTCAGATTCCTCTTCAGATGTTGCTTCCTCTTCAGCGACTACTTCATCAGTAGTTGCCTCTTCCTCCTCGATAACTTCCCCATCGACTTCTGCTTCTTCTGCTTTTGCAGCTTTAGCATTAACAACGTCCTTGACTTGTGCAAGAGTTGCAGATGGATCCTTCAGCTTAGCTGAATCGTCATCAGGTTTATAGTTTTCTGGTGTAGGTCCACCTAGATCTTCTACTGGAATGCCTGATGAAGGCATTGGATCTGCAGGTTTTGCACCTTTGGTGACTACGTTTTCTTCGATGTTTTCCATTTAGTGTAAAAAGTTACCGTGGATTTATTAAAATTCGTTAGAATCTATACTTATTTATAGATCTTTTACATTTAGAGGTTATTTAGAAAATCTTGGAAGAGACTTAACTTCTTTTCCTCTAATCTTTGTTGTGTGACAAGTGTGTTAATTGTCTTTTGAGTTTTTTCTGCGAGTTGTTCTCGGAGTGAACCTCCTTCCCAAACCCACTCTTTTCCTTCCATTATTCCATTCACAAAAGCGTCAGGTGCGGAAGGGTCTGCCACTATGTCGGCAGCGGTTGCTAATTGAAAATCTTCTCCAACCATTTTACAACCATTACTACTTTCTCTCAATGATCCGATACCACGAGAAGATACTCCAAGTTTGACTCCTTCATCTAGCAATGATGTTGCAATCTTACCCATTGGAGTTGATAGTAAAGTCGCTTTTCCTCTAAAATTATTTCCTTCTCTTACGAGCGAGGTAATTTTGTGGGATACACGATCTAAATTAACTGTAGGACCTTCAGGATGACCAAGTTCCCCAAGTGCTCTGCCTTGAGAAATAAAAGTTTTATTATACCTATTACATTCTTTTTCAAGAATGTCAACAGGATACATTCTTCCATTACGATTTTTGATACCACCTTGAAGAAATACACCTTCGATACAGAGACGTTTTGCTTTCCCTTTACCTTCGGTGATAAATTTAACTTGTGAGACTTCTTCTGTGATAAGTTTCATTATTCTGATTCCTCTTCAGTTGGTTGTTCATCTGATACTTCTTCTTCCTCTGGTGCTTCTGCATCAAAAACTGATGAAGCAACTTCGGGTCTCAAAGCATCAATACGAGTAGCTGCTTTTGCCATTAATGCATCTTTTATTTTATCAGATACATCACTAGCACTAGCGTCTGTCGCAATCAAATCCACTAATTCTTCCATAAGATTAAATTATAGCAATATCTTTTATTTATATCTCGGCTATTTTAGTATCTTTTTGATACTGAGCGTCTACAATTGGAGCAGCAGCTTCATCCTCATCTTCGTCAACTGGTTGATCTCCTAAAACCTCGCCCTCTTGTGTAGTATTTGATGGTATTGGTTCTCCAGTTATTGGATCAGTTTCTGCTGGATTTGGTATGATACCTTTCTGTATTTCATCTTCAATTTGAGTATCAATTTCTTCTATCTCTTGATCTGTCTGACGTAGTATTCTCTTTCTTACAAACTCAGTTGAATAATACTTACCAATGTAAGGTTCAATCTGTGCAAGATTACCTAAACGACCTTGTATCATTTCAGTTTCTTTGAGTTCTGCAAACTGATTATCATATAAGAAATCATATTGAATATGATCTTCCATCTTTTCCCAGTCTTCTGGAGTTACAATATTCTTTAATATTAACTGTGTTTTAAGCATATCATTGAACATATTTGCAAATCTCTTTCTTAAACGACCTACAAACTTCGTAAACTTAAGTTCATCTCTTAATATTTCTGATGAACGACCTAAACTAAATCCACTATTATCTGCCATACGAGACTCAGGAACATTTAAAGAACGATAAAGTTTCTTTTGGAAATACTCTACATCTGTAAGTTCTCCTAAGTTTTGTCCGCCAGGCAATGTGGATATTTCAGTTCCACGACCACCTTCTCTTCTTGGTAGCCAGAAATCTTCCATCATAGACATATATTTCTTGTCATCACGAATCTCACCAGTGTTTGCATCGTAAGTTAATTTATTACGATATCTTGCCATGACTTCACGAAGATACTGTTCTGCCTTTGCCTTTGGTAAATTACCAACATCAATATAAAATATTCTTCTTTCTGGTGCTCTAGATAATCTGTAAATAACTACAGCATCCTCAATCATTCTTAGTTGATTGACTGGTTTAATTGCTTTGTGTAAGTATCCTAGAACATGACCTCTATTCATATCAATTATACCAGATGGTACATATGTAATAGAATCATCTGCTATTCTAATACCTTCGTTCATCTGACCTTGTTGTAATCCTTTTTCATTGTAGATAAAATAATCTTCTACACTTTTTACTAAATCCATAGAAGTGCCAGGTTTTGTATTTTTATTAACCTGTCTTACTTTTCTAATTTTTCTTGGGTCAATGTATCTTACCTCAACGATACCTTTTTTAGGATTTTTTTTGTCAATTACTTTGTGATAAAATATTCTACCATCCACATACCATCTTCTAAAAATATCATGTCCTTTGACATCAAAATCTAAAAGACTTAGCACATGGTCAAATTCTTCTCTTATTTTATTTTTTATACTTTTAGGATAATCCAATCTGTCAAGAGTAATGGAAACAGCTTGGTCTTTTTCATTAGATACAATACCCTCATTTACAATGTCTTCAATTGCTGAATCACATTCTGGTTGTTGGGATACTTCACGATATCTACGAATTAAATCAAGTTCAGATTTATCTCTACCATCTACATCTAAAACTTGACCAAAGAAACCACCCCCTGCTATTTCGGTTGCTCCGTCATCAGCTGGGGGTACTGTGAATTTTTCTTGACTTTTGGTGTCTTTGATTTTTTCAAATCTAAAACCAAATAGTTCTGCCATAATAAAATCTCCTTTATTGTCTTTTATTTATAAAGGTTTAAATCAAGACTATTAGAAGTTTACGCCACTAGCTTCGAAGTGTTGATATCTCCATGTGCACTCAAACTCAGCAATTACACTATCTTCGGAAGAATCTAGAGTTACTTCACTCATTGATTTAGGCCATGCATTTTTAAAGATATATGACTTAATAACAGTTCCGTCTCTGTCTAAATGGTCTACATTTAAGTCTGTAGCATATTCTGACATAGCAGTTACACCTGTGTTATCTGCAAAGTCATTCATTCCATTTGACCATCTTTCTAAAGCATTTCTAATCATGTAATCTGTGTCCATATAAAATGTTGTAGACCACTCACCTGCAGCTTCTCTATCACCAGTCATATAGATTTTTCTACCTCTATATGCAAGTTCTATTTCTCCCAAAGCAACTTCAGGTGTTTTAGAAGCTTTACATAAGAATGAAGTTCTTCTTACATCTAATCCTATTGCGATACCAGATGGTTCCGTAATTGTAACACGAAATTGGTTAGTTCTAGCACCACCGCCAAGT